AGAAGAATCCGAAAAATGTGCTGTTTGCCGTGGTGTGGATGCAGGGGGAATTTGATTTTGGCGGTACGCCGGCAAATCACGCAGCACAGTTTGGTGCGCTGGTTGATAAATTCCGTGCAGACCTGGCGGATATGGCAGGTCAGTGCGTCGGTGGCTCTGCTGACGGTGTTCCCTGGATATGCGGGGACACGACGTATTTCTGGAAGCAGAAGAACGAATCCACGTACCAGACGGTGTACGGCAGCTACAAAAACAAAACGGAAAAGAATATCCATTTCGTACCGTTCATGACGGATGAGAACGGGGTGAATGTGCCGACGAACAAACCGGAAGAAGACCCGGACATTCCGGGTATCGGGTATTACGGTTCGAAATGGCGTGACAGCTCAGCCACCTGGACGTCACAGGACAGGGCGAGCCATTTCAGCACCTGGGCACGCCGGGGGATTATTTCCGACCGTCTGGCAACGGCGATTCTGATTCATGCAGGACGAACCACAGTAAAAGTCGATGCTCCATCTTCTGAAACTGGCGCACCGACGCCATCACCGTCAGAAAATGAAGCGGTAAGCACAACAACACTGCTGTCTTACCGTGCCAGTGAGTCTGAAGGGAGGCTGACCGAACAGGGCTGGAGTGCTGGAGGAGGTAAAGCGGAAATTGTTGCCGATGAAGGTGCAACAGGTGGTACCGCGATGAAGCTGAGCAAGGAGACAGGAGTGGGGTCATGGTATCTGGAGCATGATGCCGGTACTGGCGCTGAACTACTAAAAAATGGCGGTTTAATCAGCTTCCGCTTTAAGGCATCCGGTGAACTGGTAGCAAATCAGTATGTCATTGCACTTTACTGGCCGGTTTCCTCTCTGCCGCAGGGTGTCACCCTGACAGGGGATGCAGGGAATAATCTGCTGGCAGCGTTCTACATCCAGACAGATGCAAAAGACCTGAATGTGATGTACCACAATGCGAAAGTGGCGACAAACAACCTGAAGCTGGGAAGCTTTGGCGCATTTGATAACGAATGGCATACGCTGGCCTTCCGCTTTGCCGGGAATAACAGCCTTCAGGTGACGCCGGTTCTTGATGGTCAGGATGGCACACCGTTCACGCTGACGCAGTCACCGGTCAGTGCCTTTGCGGCGGATAAACTGCATGTGACAGACATTACCAAAGGTGCGACTTACCCGGTACTGATAGACAGCATTACGGTGGAAGTGAATAACGCGGATGCCGCGGCATGATAAAAAAAAGCCGCCAGCAATGAAGGAAAGGGATGAACTGTGTTCACTACATGAATGCTGGCGGCTGGTAAAACGACCATTATGACACCGAAGTTTGCGACATTTTCTACAAAAATAAGTAAATCATGTCAACTATCACGGTGAGAAACCATGACATTTCTGAACCAGTTAATGCTGTACTTCTGTACGGTGGTCTGTGTGCTGTATCTCCTTTCGGGCGGATACCGGGCCATGCGTGACTTCTGGCGCAGACAGATTGACAAAAGGGCCGCTGAGAAAATCAGCGCCAGTCAGTCAGCCGGAAGCAAACCCGAAGAGCCGCTCATTTAGCGGCAACTTTCTTAATCACATCTTTCGACGAGAAAATCCCATGTCAGAAATTACATCCCTGGTCACTGCTGAAGCAGTGAAGGAAGTCCTGCGCTCTGAAGAAGTCCGGAGCGCACTGAAACAGAAACTTCGCCATAACCTGGAAGCGCGTCTTGATGCAGAAGTGGATGCCATTCTGGATGAACTGCTGGGCGCACCGGCAGCTCCGGAGCCGGAAGGCATCGCGGGTGAGGGGAGTGCTTCAGATAGCGGTGACCCCACACCTGACAGCGACATGATGATGTAAGCATGCGTCAGGGACCATCGGTGTGTGCCGGTGGTCTTTTTTATTGTTGTGAGCTTCCGGATTGCGGGAGACGGGGTATGTACCAGATGGAAAAAATCACAACAGGTGTGTCATACACCACGTCAGCGGTGGGAACGGGCTACTGGTTCCTGCAGTTGCTGGACAGGGTTTCCCCGTCTCAGTGGGCGGCAATAGGCGTGCTGGGGAGTCTGCTGTTTGGTCTGCTGACATATCTGACGAACCTGTATTTCAAAATCAGAGAAGACCGGCGTAAGGCGGCACGGGGAGAGTAGGTGATGAACCATGAAGAAATGAATCAGCGCTTCAGTCGTCTGGAAAATGAAATTGCTGAACTGAATAAAAAACTGTCGGCGCTGATGCCTTCTGAAGATGCAAACAAACGCCGCGATGAGCAGTTTGCTGCGTTTGACGATTATTGCCGGAAAGTGATGAGCAGAAATCTCGCAGAGTGTTTCCGTATTCAAAAAAACAGAGAGCGCTCTGCAAATAGTGAGATTCTGGATAATTTTTTAAAGGGGGACGCATCTCGCCAGTGATTGTTTCATTGCTCATTCTTTTGGTGGCTTTCATGAGGCCATCAAACATGATGTTGAGAGAAGTCCAGGTATCCTCTGTTCCATTCCCGTAAGCATCGAAATAGACACAAATACGATAACCGGTGAACTCGTTACCGCCGGAGTCGGTATATTCCGTCATGAGGGGAACGATGCCAAAGGTTCCTTTACAAAAATCGGGCCGTTCTTTCTGAAGGTAGAGCGATAGTTTGTTAAGTACCCATCCGACAGCTCGCTCATTTTGGTTTATTTTCGTATCGCGAAACAAAAATTCGAAGCGGCCAGATGACGCATGGGTGCAACCAAATACCGGGGCGTATTCATCAACCTTTGGTGTTCCTGAAAACATGCAGTCCGTGCTCTCGAATGCAGATGAATTGCTGTTGATCCACTTAACAAAAGAAAAAAGGTCTGAATCGCTTGTCTGTCTGAATATTCAACAAAATCCTCAAGGTGTGTCTCGATCAGTTCCGGGTGTTTACGAAAGTCATAATATTGACCGGGACGATGTTTATGAGTGGTTGTTTTATCCCATGGTTGTGCTCTGCGTCCCTGTAAACGGAGGTCTGCCGCTGGATAGATAAGCATAAGTAATCTCCTGGTGAATGTAATCCACGATCATCCGGGGAAATTAAGAACCCGCCAGTGCCCACCACTGGTGGGTGAAGGCTTAACATATCCAGGGATTCGGAACCGATAAATCCTGATAAATATCCATGAACACCAAAATCAAATACGGCCTGTCGGCTGCCGTTCTGGCGCTGATTGCCGCAGGGGCGCCTGCGCCTGATATTCTCGACCAGTTTCTGGATGAAAAAGAAGGTAACCACACCACGGCATACCGTGATGGTGCGGGTATCTGGACCATTTTGTCGTGGTGCCACCAGGGTGGATGGCAAACCTGTCGTCCCGGGCATGAAGTTGTCGAAGAAAAAATGCGACCAGGTTAACGCCATTGAGCGTGATAAGGCGCTGGCATGGGTGGAGAAAAACATCCGGGTGCCACTGACTGAACCCCAGAAAGCGGGGATCGCGTCATTCTGCCCGTATAACATTGGCCCCGGTAAGTGTTTCCCGTCGACGTTTTATAAACGAATTAATGCAGGCGATCGCAGGGGAGCGTGTGAAGCGATTCGCTGGTGGATTAAGGACGGTGGCAGAGACTGCCGTATCCGCTCAAATAATTGCTATGGTCAGGTATCCCGTCGTGACCAGGAGAGCGCGCTGGCGTGCTGGGGTATCGACAGATAAGCAGAATATTTTGCTGAAAAATGACGTTGGCCAACGCGGACGGATAACACGAAATCCTGCGAACTGGCAAAACCTAAGTGAATAAAAGTAAAAACCCCGTTTGTTAGCAGCAGGTGGGGTTTTGTGTTTCCTGACTCCGGAAAAGTCAAAGGAGAAAGTGTGTTTGATTTTAGCAAACTGATTCGGGAGATTTGAGTGATGGCTGAAAAATTATCTACCTGGAAGTTCATTCTTATCTGGCTGGTGTTTGTGATTATGGTCTCCGGTTATTTCATCGGTCAGATACGCTGGTGGTGAAATGAACCGCGTTCTGTGTGTGGTCATCATTGCCCTGCTGGTGGCCTGTGGTGCGCTTAGTCTGGGGCTGAATCATTACCGTGATAACGCCATCACCTACAAAGCGCAGCGCGATAAAAAAGCCAGAGAGCTGGAGCTGGCAAACGCAACCATTACTGATATGCAGGTGCGCCAGCGCGATGTTGCTGCGCTCGATGCAAAATACTCAAGGGAATTAGCTGATGCGAGAGCTGAAAATGAAACTCTGCGTGCTGATGTTGCCGCTGGTCGTAAGCGCCTGCGGATCAACGCCACCTGCCCCGGTACCGTGCGTGAAGCCACCGGCACCTCCGGCGTGGATAATGCAACCGGCCCCCGACTGGCAGACACCGCTGAACGGGATTATTTCATCCTCAGAGAACGGTTGATGACAATGCAGAAGCAGCTGGAAGGGGCACAGGACTATATCCGCACTCAGTGCCTGAACTAAGTTTTGCGGATGCGCCGTATCGTCGCTGTATTCCCTCATTAACAGAGACCGCAGCCCGACAGGGAGACTCCTCTGCGCGAGTGTGCGGGGATAATCAAAAACGATACACACCGGGGTTTACCGCGTTAACGGAGCGCGGCGTTGTCCCCTCATAGTCGCTGGTCCGGTGCGATGGTGGAAGAAACCGGACTACATTACAAATGATAACCATTATCATTTTGCGGGTCCTCCTGGTGGGGTGGGCCTGAACACGGGGCGGGCGGCGCGGAAAAAGGCGCATTTTTTGATTTTTATGGCACCATCACCACCAGTGTAAATCATTGATATATATCATAATAAAAATTTTTAGTGTCGAAGTTGATTGTTTTTTGTTCATCACTGGCGTGTATTTACATAATTTTCAGGGGAAGTTATGGATCGTGAATTAAAAAATCTGCATCTGAATATTTCCCAACTGGCTGCATTATCCGGTGCTCATCGACAGACTGTCGCGGCTCGGGTAAAAAACATAAGCCCAGCCGGTGGCCATGAGAGCAATCTCAAACTGTACCGACTGACAGATATCCTTGCCGAGCTGATGAAAGCTCCTCTGCCTGTAGATAACGAGGAAATGGATCCTCATGCGCGTAAAGCATGGTACCAGTCAGAACGTGACCGACTGAAATTTGAGCAGGAAACCGGTCTGCTCGTGTCAGTCAGTGATGTCAGGCGGTCCTTTTCTGTCGTGGTGAAAGCGATAGTTCAGGTACTGGAAACCTGGCCTGACCGGCTGGAGAGGGACAGGGGGTGGACCGCATCACAACTGAATGAAGTACAGATTGTGGTTGATGAGATCCGCGACACACTGGAAAAGGCAGTCATTGACTGTTGTGATGAGGCCGATATGTGAATCAGGTGAACGAGAGCCATAGCCGCGCATCCGATATCTGGCGCGAAGTGGCCTCGCTGTTTCGCCCACCTGGCCGGTTACCAGTAGCGGAAGCCATCAGGCGTTATATGCGGGTACCACGGGGAGCCAATACTTCCGGTCCGTGGGAGTCATCGCTGACGCCCTATATGATTGACCCCATTAATACATTATCAGCCCGTGAATATGACGCGGTGGTGTTTGTGGGACCTGCGCGAACCGGGAAAACCGAAGGGCTGATTGATGGCTGGATTGTGTACGGCATCATCTGTGATCCGGCGGATATGCTGGTGGTGCAGATGACCGAGACAAAGGCGCGTGAGCATTCCAGAACGCGTCTTTCCAGGACGTTTCGCCACAGTCCGGAGGTCAGTAAGCGCCTCAGCCCTTCCCGTAATGACAACAACGTCCACGACAAAATGTTTCTTGACGGCTCATTCCTGAAAATTGGCTGGCCGTCGATCACCGTATTTTCCTCTTCGGATTACCGTCGTGTGGCGCTGACGGATTATGACCGTTTTCCTGAGAACGTCGACGGTGAAGGGGATGCCTTCACCCTGGCCTCAAAGCGTACCACCACCTTTATGTCCTCGGGGATGACCCTGGTCGAAAGTTCGCCCGGGCGGGATATCACTGACACCAAATGGCGTTGTGGTGGCGCACATGAGGCACCGCCAACAACGGGGATCCTGTCACTGTATAACCGGGGAGACCGCCGCCGGTGGTACTGGCCGTGTCCGCACTGCGGGGAATATTTTCAGCCGGTGATGGATAACATGACCGGTTACCGGAATAACCCTGATTTTGTGGCTGCCGGGCAGGCGGCCCGCCTGATGTGTCCGCACTGCCGCGGCCTGATTGCTCCGGAACAGAAGCGTGAACTGAATAACCAGGGGATCTGGCTTCGTGAAGGTGAACGGGCGGCGGCGGACGGCAGTATCACCGGAACGCCACGAAATTCCCGGATTGCGTCATTCTGGATGTAGGGTACATTTCTTACCTGTTTGTATGTTCTGGTGTCGTTTCATAGTCTTTTCAATGAGTTGTGATTTTATGAGTTTCCTCTCTTTGCTTGATAATGAGTTAGTTTATCGCTTGTTATTGGCTTGAATGGACTACATGACGGACTAAAAAATGAGGGCGATAGATGTCGGTAAAGCCATTAACCGTGACTGAAGTTAAGGGGATGAAACCACGTGAAAAGGACTATGCCGTTTATGATGGGTTCGGTTTATTGCTGAATGTGAGTAAAGCCGGTGGGAAAGTGTGGCGTTTCCGTTATAGCCATCCGATAACGAAGAAACGGCAGACATACACGATAGGACGTTTTCCTGAATTCTCACTCGCGGAAGCACGGGAAGTACGTGATGAACTTCGGCGAATGATTGCACGTGGAGTTGATCCAGTGACGGAGAAGAAAAATCGTAAAATTGAGATGTCACTAAAAAATCTACAGACATTTGAAGCTATTGCTAATGCATGGTTCGCTTTTAAAAAGGGATCTGAATTGCGGAAACCTACACTGTATAATATCGAATATGAAGTATACAAATATCTTGTTCCTTTCTTTGGTAAGTACAGTATAGAAAAAATTACAGCACCAGTAGCTATTAATGCTCTGGATGCCGTATCCGATAAGAATGCGTTGCAAAAAAAATTAATATCAAGATTAAATGAAATTATGAATTATGCTGTAAATTGTGGAGCATTGAAAGCAAATCCATTACTTAAGATAAAGACTGCATTCACAGGAAAGAAAAATAAATCATTAGCAGCACTACCTGTTGAAAGATTGCCTGAATTTCTGAGCTGGTGGGATAGTGTGCCTCATACCTATCAAATAGCTCATAATGCACTTTTATTCCAGATATTGACAATGGTCAGGCCAGATGAGGAGATTAGAGCAGTGTTGTCAGAGGTTGATTTTGATTCTGGATTGTGGATTATCCCCGCGCATAAAGTGAAATGCCATCGTGAACATGTTGTTCCTTCGTCATCACACGCTATTAGTATCTTCAGAACAATGCAGGAAATAAAAAGAGGGCGTTATGTGTTTTTTTCCTCCAGAACAACAGATGCGCCTATGGGGAGGAATAATATCAAGACCCCCATTGCTGCCAGCAAGTTCAAAGGGATTGTAACGTTACATGGTTTTCGTTCGATGTGGAGTACGCTTTTAATTGAGGAGGGATTTAACCCCGATGTAATCGAGGCTGCATTGGCGCATAAAAGTGGTGATAAAATAAGAGATATTTATAATTGAACTAGTTATCTAGAACAGCGTAAGATCATGATGCAATGGGTCGGTGATTTTTTTGTTGATGCGAGAAAAGGGGTAATTAATAGATCCGGTGGTATGAAAGGTTTAAGAGTAGTAAATGGTTGAGGAGGTTCAGCAAATGAATACCAATGAAGATATTTTATTTACTAAAGACGTAATGAAAATCTTGCGATATGGAGCAATGAGTGCATTCATCAATTTCTGGAAAGATGAGAATAATGGTTTTCCTCAGCCGTTCAGAATTGGACGACGACATACCTGGCACCGTAGAGATGTAGAAGCATGGTTAGATAAACAACGAGAACAGGCCAATCCCCACTAATAATATCTTTCATACCCCGCGTGCAATACGGGGTTTTTTGTATGTGAGGTAAAAAAGAAATGAATAAAAATATTGCCGTGACGGGCAAGGGTGACGCACGTCATGTAAAAAAATTCTGTGATTTTCGTGATCTGGTCGTTCTGCGCTTTGATAGTGTGAACGTTCGCGTGGTGTATCTGAACGGTGATCCGTGGTTTGTTGCAAAGGATGTTTGTGTTGCTCTGGAAATAAGTAACTCACGCGATGCTCTAAAAGCACTAGATGCGGATGAAAAGAAAACCGTCGCTTTAAGCTACGGTATTCGAGGAAATCCAAATCATAGCCTCATTTCTGAATCCGGTTTTTACAAGCTGATCGCCAGAAGTCGGAAAGCTGTTACTCCTGGCACGTTCGCCCATCGTTTCAGTAACTGGGTATTCAGGAATGTGATACCAGGAATCAGAAAAACGGGGGCTTATGGTATCCCGTGGGGCGCATTACAGGACTTTTCTCGCCGTAAAGAGCAATATCAGTTAAGTGCCAGTCAGAAGGGGAGGGCGCTACAGGCATGTAAGCGCAAAAAACGTGAACTGGAGGAAGAAGAAAAAAGGCTGATACGTGAATATCAGCCTGAGTTTTACTTTGGTGAGCGTATTCAGTAACCACACGCGGTGCTGATTATACGGTACATCGTGTTAACCGAGAAGCTACCCACCAGCAAGGCAAAATCTTCTGCTAAAAAATGACATATGGCCCGTCGTCCGGAAAGCATGAAATTTTACAAAAATGGAAAATGAAGATTTTTATTGTGCTGGTGGGTAAAAACAAAAAGCGCCCCGTTGCCGGAGCGCCCTTGCGAACAATTAACCTGCTGCGAAAAAATTGGATCAGTGCAGGGGAATTATATCAACTGTGTGAAGAAGCGCCACAATTGCCGGATAACAGGCAAAGAAAAGGCCACCTGTCACGGTGGCCCTTCGACACAAATTTCGCGTTATCCCCAACGCATGAGCATCGCCGACAATGCCACATTTACGGCTGGTGGACAAGGCTATCAGCCAGGCGGTCGGTTTTTAGTGGCTTTTAACCGCCGTGGGTATTTATCGACAAAATCTTCAAGGGCAAATTTTTCTGGTGGCACTAAGCGCGGCGCTGGTGGTGGTATTTTTGTTCTGGTTAGTTCTTCCTCAACTCTGGCGCAGGCTTCTGACTGCCTTTGCCGGATGATTTCATCATCTTGCGTTTGCGTGTCTTGTATTGGTGATAGTGTGTTGTTGGTCATGATACTGCCCTGTAAAGCAATGCGCCGGAGTTCCTCACGCCACGGCGCTGATAGTTATTATTCTGATTCTTGGGTCTTGCGACGCTGGAGTTCTTCACGCGCGATGGTGACGAGTTGCCCGATCTCCTCGGCTGCTTTGACTCCGATTTTTTCCACCTGCGCCAGTGCATCGAGCGAAGAAACCAGGGGGTTTTCTCCTCTTCCTACTGCTTGGCGGCGGGCGATCTCACCGCGTACTGCTGTAACTATAAAATTCGCTTTATTCTTCTGAGGTTTGTTGCCGTATTTCCTTTTACCTTTTT